GCGTCAAAAGCTTTAGCCACTCTCGATGCCGCCCAAATTTCAACAGCCACTCCTGTCTCTTTGAGAATTTTATTAAGTATTACCTTCTCTTTTTTTGCTAAATTCTTTTTAATTTTTTCTGCATGTTCCAGATTAACATTAACTCCTTTCCATTTCATATCAATTAAGATAGGCAATAGGTCCGTTTCCAAATCAAAAATATTAATTAATTCTTGCTTGACAATTTCGTTCTTGAAGTGTTGCCATAATTTTAATGTTAACTCTGCGTCTTTTTCTGCATATGGACCTACTACCATGGCTGGTAATTTATGCATTTCCCCTTTTGGGTCCACACCATGTTCTAATCCTTTTGAATACAATTCATTTTCTAGTTTCTTTTCTCCGAGGTAGTCTTTAGATAAATCATTTAAACTGTAATGTTTTCCTCTAGATGTACGATTCTCATCAATAAGAGGGCCTGCAATCATTGTATCAATAATACGACCTTTAACTTCTAGCCCCCAACGCCGTAACCATCCCACATCATAGGAAGCATTATGAAAAACTTTAGAAGCACCATTTAATAAAATAGGTTTTAAACTTTGTTTTAAAAATTTTTCATCAAAATTTCCCCCTCCTTCGTGAGCAACAGGAAAATATCCTTTCCAACCTTCAACTGCTAAGGCAACGCCAACAACTTTTCCTTCATTACGAGCCCATCCTGGTCCTTTATCTTTAAGTCCAGGATCATAAGTCTCTAAATCAATTGCTATTTCATCTGCACCAGTAAGATCAGGTAATCTTTCTGGCGGAAGCCACTCAGCGTTTTCCATATTTTTTCTCCAGTAAAAGTTCAGCGTAGTGAATTACTTTTTCAATATCTTTCCTACCTTCACCTTTTTTATTATGACGAGTGATGTATTTAACAATGTTGCCTTCACACCAATCTAACTTGTTGTCCATGATATAATCAATAGGTTGAATGGAACAATCTTTATAATGACTTCCCATTATTTGTTTATCTTTTGCGCTTTTGATGCTCATATCGTATTTCTCCAAATTCTACTTCTGTTTCTGGTGCAATAACATGGAGCTCTTGTTTTGCTCGTGTCATCCCTGTATAAAAAACTTTTCTCATTTCTTCCGCATCTTTATAATATGCATCCAATCCCTTTCTTGATATGTCCGTTAATAACATAACTTTATCAGCTTCGCCACCTTTAGCACCATGAATGGTAGAAGCTGTAATTCTTGGGGGTTTTCTTAAGTCTTCTTTCTTTTTTAATAAAGATTTAATTAATCGTTCTTCTCTTTCATTAATGCGATCCAGGCCCACGTGCCACGGTGTGTCTTTCTCTACCAGTAAACCGTACTGTCCTTTTAATTTATCAAAAGTGAAAGTTTCGCTTTCCGTAGCTCCTTCCATTTTCTTGGCTCCCCATTTTAGTCCTACTTTTGAACTAATATATTTATAAATTAATTTAACATCTTCGAGACTGATAGCATTTCCTTTTAATAAATTTTCCCATGTAAACATTGCATCAAGAATTGATTGCGAGACAGAGGCATATCCTTTTCTACTAAAAAAAATTCCCCGATGTTTCATATCAGAACAGATTTTATCTAATTGATATCCTGTAGATGCAAGGATCAACCAGTTTCCTTCCTGGAATAAAGAGAAATCTTTATAATTAGGAAAGGTAATTAATCCTTTTTCTTTTCGCGGATGCCATATTTTAGGCTCACGATTTTTATTACGATTAATAAGAGCTGTGGCATAAGGATGAATAGATAAAGGAATGCGATACGATTGATGTAAAACACGTTTAGTATTTCCTGGTTCATTTGCACGTTTTAATAACTCTGTAACATTAGCTCCCGTCCATCCAAAAATGGCTTGATCATCATCAGCTGCTACATAAACTCTAGTTGAACGAAGAATAAGCTTGTCTACCAATTCCCATTGTAGAGGGCTTAGATCTTGGGCTTCATCAATGATAAGGACTTTAAAAAAAGGAATTTTTTCTTCATCTAAAATTAAAGCTTTTAGCATGTCTGTAAAATCAAAAAGATGACGAGCTGTTTTGAAAGCTGTAAAGCCTCTATCCAATTTATCTAATTTTTTCCATCCACCCTCGAGATGCCCGTGGTGTTTAAACTCTTCATATAAGGAAGTTTTTTTAATCCTGTAACGATCAATGAGAGATAGATGATCATCATCATGTAGGGTTGCACCAAATTCTTCTAGCCTCGAGCTGGGGTTATGAATCTTAATTCCTATGATATTAGAAAAATCTTCATAGTCTTCATCTTGCATAATGGAAGTACGATCCAAATGTAAACAAAAACGAGCTAACGCATGTAAAGTTTTAAAGTAAGGAAATTCTTTATGCTTTCGATTAAAGTTTTTAACTGCTCTATTAATAGCTTCATCGGTTGCTTTACGGGTAAAAGAAAAATAACCAATTTCATTTGATTCTATCCCCTCTGACAGTGCTTCATCAACGATGTCTAGTAAGGTAGTTGTCTTACCTGTGCCAGGAGGACCAAAAATAAATTCACTCATTTTGAATTCTTATTTTCGCAAGGCTTGTGGTGTAAAATTAATTGACTTTCTATAAGTTTAACTTCTTCTAGAGTGCCTTCCCAATGTTGAATGGAGTAGCGATCAAAGGTTATTCTTTTTTGATGATTTTTTAAGCGCGTGACAAAATTATCGGTTTGTCCAATATAAACTATTTCATTTTCTCGAATTAAAAAATAAATATAAAAACGTTCTTTTAAAATTTCAACAGGTTCAGAGTTATTTAAAATTGTGTTTTTATCTTTCCACATAGAGAATTTTAAATGAGGATTATTTTTTTCCAATTCTTCCATTTCTTTTTTCTTTTTCCAGAAAGGAGTTGTTCTCATACGTTTGAAATCTGCATCAGATAAATGCCAGGATTCGCTCCACATAATGCAACGAGCACTGTACGCGTAATATTCATTTCGAGGTTTTTCATTATATATTTTCACTGCTTCTAAAATACTGGGTGCATCTATATCTGGATCATAATCACTTCTATACTCACCAGGAATCCAAGGATATTTTTGCCCATAAACTACATACTCACGCATGATAAGCCTCGAGTCTTTTTTTCCATTTCTCTGAGTACACAGGAAACATATCTGGTGTTAAATGAAATTGCTGAAAATATCCTTCACGGCTGCACATTAAAATATAGCCTTGGCTAATATTTGTTCCAAAGGTATAGTTATGAGCAAGGGCATACGCTGCAAGCTGAAGATAATAATCTTCAATCCATTCCTCACGTTTAGGTTTATTAGTTTGTTTAAAATCAATGATGGCTGGTTTACCCTCAAAGATTCCCACTACGTCTGTGGTTCCCGCATAATTTTCCCCCGCTAAATGAACTTCACATCCCCATACTTCCTCAAGGTTAAAGAAGGCTCTGCCTATAATAACATTAGCCATTTTTCGTGCACGTCGTCCAGTAGGAGTATCATCAAAATATTTCATATTACCTTTATCTAAAATATATTTCTCTAGACATTTATGAAGAGCTGTTCCTACAGCTGCGGCGTCATCTCTTATTTTTTCCGCTTGTTTTTTTCCTACGCGCTCTGCCCATTTTTTTAAAGACTCAGTTTTTTCTTCTGGTTGAGTCGCTTTAAGAATAGTGGTAACGGAAGGAACTTTATTTTTTCCCGTATGATACAGGCGTTTTTCGCCATCAATCCGGTTGAAAGTTTTATAAGTATATTTTTTAATTATTTTCATATCTCTTTGTCCAAATGGATTTTAAACGATCCCATTGTTTGCGTATTACAATTTCTTGATGTGTTCGAGGTTCGCGTAACGCTTTTTCACTCACTTCTAGTAAACTTTTAAGAATTCTTTCTTTTAGCGGTTTTTTCATTACATTTTTATCGAAGTTGTAGGACAATAATCTTTGTAAGCAGAACTAGTTTTACACTCCTTGCAAATTCTATTACCCGGTCCCCAGCTCTCAAACATCTTCCCACATGGAAGACATTTTCTGAGGGTTACATTTTCTTTATTTCGTGGCTTTGCATACCAACTATTTGGTTTTTCTTTTATTAAATGAGCCATGTTTTCATTCCTTCCCCTAAAACTTGTGTAGCTAAATTAATTTTGTTTCGTAAACTCTTAACAATTTTTTCATCAACTGTTTTTTGAGCAATTAAATCAATGTATGTAACTTTTTCAGTTTGACTAATTCTGTGGGCGCGGTCCTCGGATTGCATTCTAATTTCCAAGTCATAACTGTTGCTATAATAAATAACAGTATGACTTGCTGTTAAAGTTAGACCGTACCCTCCTGTTTGAGGATTAGCAACGAAAAATCGTAAAGGTGAACTTATATCTTGAAATTCGTTAACAATTTCCTGTCTATTTTCTGCTTTAGTGTCTCCATAAAAAGTAGCAACACTTTTTACACCGTATTTTTTCTGTAGTTGTTTTTCAATTTCTTGAATATCGTAGCGATAAACAGCCCATATAATAATTTTTTTATCATTAGTTTCTTCCAGGAGAGACAGGAGCTCTTCAATTCGATTATTCTTAATTGATCTTGTTTGATGATCATCGGTCTTTACATGACCACATGTGATTTGATGAAGCCGTACTAATTGGGCGAGTGCATTAACCGCTGACATTGTTTGACCCTTATCCAATAAAGATACTCCATATTTTTTCATTTCCACATAAGCTTTCTGTTGTTCGGGGGTAAGCTGAACATGTCTCTTTAAATAAATTTTTTCAGGAAGATCTAAACAATCTGATTTTAGAACTCGTGTAGAAAACTTTGCAAGAGTAGCATTTAATTCATCTAACCTAATATATTTTAAAACTTGGTCAAAAGAATGGCGACCTGGTAAATGAACTTTCCGTGTAATAGTGTAACGGGCTTTAAAAGCGTAGTAAGAAGAAAAGTCCAAAAGATAAGGATCTAAAAAATAACATTGAGAATAAAGATCTAGAGGGGTTTTTGTAACAGGCATCCCTGTTAGAATACGTCTGTATTTAGCAAGATCTTTCATTTTAATAATATTTTTTGTTCTTATGGCTTTGGGATTTTTAATGGTAGTAGATTCATCAATAGCCATAAAGGTTGAGTGACTTAATAAAAATTTATAAGTAATATCTACTCCACGCGAAGTGCTTAACGCTTCTACATTAATAATAAAAATAATAAGTTTATCCAGGGGTTTAAATAAAGGTTCTAGAAGTTTTTGTTGTTTTTGCGTTGTATTAGACGACCAGAGAATTGTATGATATTCAACGTGTGCAGGCATGTGAATAGGTATTTCTCCTTTTTCCCAGTTTCCTGTAATACTTTTAGGAGCTATAATAAGAGCTGCATTAATTTTACCTCGATCATAAAGAAGAGCTATATTATCAATTATAATTTTAGACTTTCCTGTCCCCATATCCGCGAAAATAGCGTAATTTTCCTTATTCCAAGAATGGCTCAAAATATCTAACTGATGCCTAAAAGGCTTCATTTTAAACTTATATTTCATGTTTTCTTCCTTATTCCTAATTATCCCATATAAAAG